TAGCCACATCCTTCATCAGATGACAAATGCCAGAAACAATTTGAATCGGGAATTTCTGCGCCGTCATCTGGAGTCGTACGACAAACGACCGGACAAAACAAAAATGAACAGAATCAGCTATCTTCACAACGAAGGATATGAACAAGGACATTAGTTGGTATTCAGGTATGCAATGTATTTGCCCAACATGCCTGCGAACATATGCATATACAACCGAGTAATTGTTCAAATTTGATTTTACATGTCATTATTCAACCTAATTGAATGTTTATAGAAATACTGATTTGACCAAGGTCTGCGCTAATAAAAATTGGTGTAGACGGGTAACTTATATTTGCCTACTATGCGCGCATGGACCCTGAAACAACCCAATGGCAGGTACCTCGTTTTGAAAGTTCTGGCAGTACACGTGTCGGTTGGGTTGAAGAACAGATTCAGGAAGGCGAAGGATTTCTTGAAGGGCAACTGTGCTATCGAAATCTGGGTCAGAATATGCGCATCTTTGATGCCATCTTCAGAGATAAGACTCGCTCCACGTTAGTTACCAACGAACTGAAATATGATATTCGAAAATTCTGCGAGACACTGGCTGAAGTCCGGGAAATTGCAGGCTATGGATCGGACATACCAGCTTATAAACAATTTGCGGAAATGCTGACCAAGGTTTCAAAGTGCGTTTATTTGGAATCGGATTTTCCGTTTCAGATTCTCAAAGTTTTGCAGTATGCCAGCGTGATGGGCATTGGCTATCTGTGGCCGAAAGTACGAGCTGATGAATATGGCTACGGCGAACGCAAAATGGTTTTTGAAGCTTTGGGACTTTTGGATGTGGTTCCTGTTCAGATTCCCAGAAGCAATGATGTGCAGGATGCTTACGCCGTTACGATTTACGACTATATGCCGATTGCCGAAGCGCATGGACGTTTCCCGCTTTTTCAGGGCGAATTGCAGACCGTTGGACCGCGCAGCTACAAGACACAAGTGCAGGCCAAACGCATGGATTATGCCGAACGCTATCGGTATGGTGAACAGGGCCGTAGCTTTGGAAATCTTTATACGGAAATTCGTTACACGTTTGTCAGAGATCTGCGCATTAATAACACCGGCTATGAATTGCCGATGGGAGATGTGGGAACAACGTGGTTCTATAAGGTTCCGTCTATTGGTCAACCGATTTTTGGCGGAATGCGCAATGGTCTGCCTTTTATGCGTCCGGCGACGGTGGAGGATTGTCGCGTATATCCCAATCTGCGGTTGTTGATTACATCCCCTGGAATCGACCGACCGATGTATGATGGTCCGGCTTTTGATTGGGATGGAAAAATACCGATCATCCAATATGTTGTTGATGATTGGGCATGGGAACCTTTAGGCCGGTCTTTGGTAGGCGATGTAGGTTCTATTGAGTCAACAACGCGCAAGATTGAACGAAAGATCGATCAGGTTATTACTGCAACGCTCAATCCGCCGATGGGATATAACCACACTGAAACCGGTGGACCAAAGATTGAACATTTTGACATTTTTGAAGAGGATGTTCGGATTGGACTGGATGGCAAACCAAGAGACGTTTTGCAATCAGTGTTGCCGGAAGAAGTTCGCGTAAATAACGAACACTTTACTTTTTTGAAGTATTTGAAGGAGTGTAAGCAGTCTCAGTTGGGTCTTACGGATCTGGGCAATCTGCAAAATATGAAGGCCAACATTGCCAATGATACGGCAGACAAGATGTTGGAGTCAATCGGTCCAATTGCAAAAGGAATTGCCGCACGCATTGAAAAGGCAAACAAAGCAATTGGCTATCGCATGAAATTCCTGATTCTGCAATGGTTCAATGTGAGCCGAATCATGGAATACGTGGGACCAGACAATATCGCGCGGGAAGTCTTTGATTTTAATCCTGACGAATTGGTTCCCAGCCATTTACCGGATGAGCTGGTGAATGGAATGTTTCCGAATATGCCATCGCAATATGACCAGCTTACGCGCGCACGCTGGTTTGCGCGGCAGATTCGATTGGTTTCTGTGCCCAGCACTTTGCTGCGCATTACGCAAATGCAGGAGCAATTGAAATATCTGCAGTTGAAACGTGGCAACGCACCAATTTCATGGTCCACGGTTATGAAGAAGCTGGATGTACAGAACTATGGAGAAGTGCCCGGCAATACCGAACACGAAAAATGGTTCAATGAGGAACTTGAAACGCAGAAGTTGAAAATTATTGCTGCTGCACAGGCCGCGCAGTTAATGAAACAACTGGGAATGGAACCGCCACAAGGTGGTGAAGGCGGTAAAGGTGGCAAAGGTGGCGGTGGAGGTGGAGGTGGAGGCAAAGGCGGTGGCGGCGGTCGACCACCAAGTGGCAGCAAAAGCCCCAAACTTAGGCAAAAGGGCGCTCAGGGCGGAAATCCGCGGACGGTAGTTTCGGAATCGTAAGGAGAAATCGATGGCTGTTGAAATCAAAGTGCAAAAGGATTACTACCTGACCGAAGTCAGCATTGAATTGCCCACTAACGTTTCGCAGGTGGATGAAGTGCTAAAAGCTACCAAAACAAACGGAAAAATGGTTATTCAATATAACCAGGGCAACATTCAGGGCGTAAATGTCGAACAGCGGACAAAGATATCCGAATCCCAGGCAAACGAAATTCGCGCTCTGCTGGGCATTGGCGAAAAAATTTTGTAATTTTGGTCTTGACACAAAAAACGTTTCGGAATATTGGTGTAACAGAATCAATCGAGCGACATGCCCCCCCTCCTTGGGGAACCAGCAATGGCTCAAGACCAGAAATGGCTCTTGAGCCATTTCTATTTCAGCCCAAGGAGAAAACATCATGGCAAGAGTGAAGCATGTCAGCGCAATGAAAGCCAGCCATCTGAAAAAGGGCCGTGGCCGCAAACGCGGACGCAAGGGCCGTGGCAAGAGGAGCGCCATCAAGGCGTAGTTTGTAGCCCCCGCAGACAGATCCCTGTTTGCGGGGGCATTGCGTATTGGAGATTCAATGGCAACGATGCCTCAAGCAATGCCCGATCAGCAAGGTCAGGGTGCCGCTCCTCCGCAGGGTGCTGGTGCTCCTTCGCAGGGTGCGCCCGATCAAGGTGCGCCTCCGCAGACCCCGCCTTCGCAGGCTCCCGCTAATCCACTGCAAATGCTGCTTGCACGCTGGTATCAAACTGCGAAGCAAATGGCATCTGCTGATCCACGTCTTGCGGCAGGAGCTGAAAAGGTTTCACAGGGAATTCAGGAAATGCAGACGGCTTTGGTTAGTCCTCCACAACCAACACCAGTTGGCCAGCAACCGCAATATTAACAATGTTCCGGGAGAACACAAGAAATGCCGACAGTCCAGGAAATATTAAAACAATCCGGTTTGAATGATGAGCAGATTGCGGCGCTGGACGCAAAAGCAATCACTGCCTTCACCGGAGTTCTGAGTGCCGCTGAACAGGAACGGCAGACTGCATTGCAGGCTGCACAAAAAGCCGAACAAGAACGGCAGGCAGCAGCAGAAGCGGCAACAAAGGCCGAACAGGAACGCCAGGCAGCAGCACAAGCTCAGGAAGCAGCAGAAGTTGCACAGCGATCAAATCGACAATTTTATGATGAAAGCATTGCGCCGGCACTCAATAACTGGGGCAACGAAAAAGCCAATTTGGAAGCACAGTTGGCATTTTTGAAAGCGCAGAATGAGGCAGGCCGCGCAGCAGGATTTATTCCGGCAGAAGCACCAGCTTATCAGGCGCAGAATTATCCCAATTCAACAGACCAATCCGCTCAACCGCGCGATGCGCAGGGACGCTATGTTGCCAATGCTCCTGGTGGCACACCAGGTAGTCCGACTTTCACAATGGAAGCCATCGATCAGCGATTGGGAAACGGGATCAGTAATATTGGCTGGGCAATGCAGGAATATCAGAGATTAAGTGGTGGTCAGTTTTTGCCGGATTCCTTTGACAAGCTTTCAGAAGAAGCGGGCAATGCTCGTTTACCTTTTCGCGATTATGTAGCGCGGAAATATGATTTTGCTGGCAAGGAAACAGTTATACGGCAGAAGGCACAGCAGGAACATGATGCCAAAGTTGCGGCTGAAGCGACTGCACCTTACGAAGCAAAGCTGGCAGAAGCCGAAAAAGCCCGGCAAAAAGCAATTGAGGAAACTGATCGCAAATGGGCAGAGAAGATTGGCAGCAACCCCGACGTAAAAATTGCGCAGCCTTCTCGTTTTGCAGAAGTTTCACGCGCAGTGAAGTCTGGTGATCGACCTGATCCGCTGGCTTTGAATGAACAACAGCGCCGTCAGGCAACTTCACAAGCGATTAAGCATGAAATTGCAGAGCAACAGGTAGCTGCGTAATTTTGCAGCAGTGATTTCAACAGAATTGTCGAGACACATGCCCCCCTTCAAGGGAATCAGCAATGGCTCAAGTCAGAAATGGCTTGAGCCATTTTTGTTTGAAGTCGGAACGGAAGCGTAATGAACAACTGGACACGTCCAAATCGACCGGAACTCAAAGCCACGAAGATGCCGACTTCGCATGATATTGCGTGGGCTGCAGGTTTCTACGAGGGTGAAGGAACGTGCCGTTTGTGTGGACATACCAAACGCGGATTCATGGTTAGCGTTACGCAAAAAGATCCGGAATGTTTGTATCTCCTTCGTGATTGGTTTGGCGGCAGTGTACGGGACAACGGTACGGGAGCAGGGATCCATGTTTGGGATGTTTGCGGAGATCGTGCACGGATTTTTATTGCATTGATTTATACGTTTTTGTCTTCTCGTCGCCGCCTTCAAGTAGATGCGACCAACTGTTTGGATTTTTTGGAAGACAAAGAAATCGAACATGCCACGCCGGAAGAAGTGCTTACTTATTTGCAAAAACATTATGCAGAACATTTTGCAAATACATGGCGTGGCAATCCAGAAATTCGCAAAAAACAACAAGCTGCGCATTATCGCGAACTAGCAACTGACCCAGTTGAAATGGCAAAAATTCGTGAGCGCAATCGTGAGTTCAGAGAGCACATGACTCCTGAACAAAAAGAAGCTTCTCGCAAATACCAACACGAGTATTACTTGCGAAAAAAGGGAAATTCAAGATTACTCGTCATGGAGAAAACGGCGTAATCGGTTGAAAACAGGAGAGTTATCATGCCAACGGACCCAATCTACAACGAAATCGACGCCTCGAACCTCGAAAGTGTCCGAAAAAATGTAGTTTTCAATAATCTTTTCGTTGACACTCCGTTCCAGGCCAAGCTGCGCAGGGCCGGCGTGTGGGATGAATTTCTCGGCGGCGCTGGCATGATGGAAGGCATTCTGTACGGGCGTACGCAGGGAGCCGCAGTGAATCCCGGTCAGACCGTGACCGTGACTCGCCAACAGATCAATACCGGCATCAAGTTTCTGCCGAAGGCGTATGCCACCTGGTATCCGCTGGACGATTGGGAAATGGATGATGGTTCCGGTACTGGTGGTGTGATCAACTCCGGTCCGTCGCGGATTGTGGATGAGTATCAGCTCTACATGGAAGCCATGGTGATGACCATGAATACCATGCAGGAGATGGATTCATTCCGTCATGGTCAGCCTTCTTCAGCGACGGTACAGGACAACCGCATCAAGACTATTAACGGTCTGGATGAAGCGTTGAACAACGGTATTGATCCCTCTGTCTTTGGCAATATCTACACCAACTATGGTGGTCAGGCGCGTAACGGCAATATCGGCACAGCACTGAATACGACACCACTTTATCTGGGCACTTCGACTGGCGCTACCGGCCAGATCGAT